ATTCTTCAGTAGGGCAAGAGTTTTGTCAGACAGTTTCATAGTGTGTTCTCTAAGTTTCATAATTAAGGCATTGTGTGATCAATGTTACCCGATGTGATTGAGGGTTTGCCGTAATGTTCATCAAAATGTAATAACAGCATAGCATAATGAATCACTTTAAGCAAGTCTTTTTTATTCCTACCATCCTTGCTACCATAGCGACTACCATATTTCAAAATGTTTGATTGGCAGAATCCTGATGCAAGTGATCTTGCAGCCATTAAATCAATGGTCTGTGTATTACGATACTCGTGAGTATCTCCAGTATAGTGTCCGTTGTAAGTACTTGAGACATAATCTTCAATCTCTTTAATGATTTCAGCTTCATGGTACTTGTACCGATTGTCTCTTTTCCTTTCGGACTCTTCTCTAATGTTTTCCAATTGCTCCTTTTCGTGAACCTCGTTATTTATAAAGTGATGTGCTGCTTGATCATCATTATCTGCTAGATAACTTTGCTCAAATGGATCTCCATCACTATCATAGTAGTAAGGGGAATGGTTTTCATTGGTATCCCCTTCTACCTTAATAGGGTAAGTTTCGTCCATAGTTCCATTAATTTCTTCGTAAGCAAGACTCCAAGAATTAACCATATTCAAATAAGAAATCGTTTACTAATCTTTCTGCTTTTTCTTTTCCAAACTTAACAGCAAGATAACCTCCTACTGGATCTAATCTGGTCATGTAAGCATCAAAGTCTTTATATACACTAGTATCAGTACCAGTGGGTTTCTCCAATTCTACCATATCCACATACTTAGTCAAGTACAACTTAAACATATCAAGATGTTGATTCACCTCATTGGGTTTACAATACCTTACAAATATATTATCTGAGAAGTGATTACCTTTCTCAAAGAAACGATAATCCTCTGTACATACTGGCAATCCTTCTACACGATATGGATATTTCTCTTTAGGATGTTGAAAATCAAAAACAACAATAACCTTCTTCTCACTGAATGCCATTAGATCCATACCAAAACAAGGAAGATTACTTCCAGTCTTTGGATATGCTATACAGTTGAAGATATCAACATTCTTGCCATCAGAGATATCCACTTGCCTTGACTTAATAAAGTGTGGATGTGAATGAGTGATAGCACTGAGATAGGTTCCTTTGCCTTCCCAACTTGCCCACAGATCTTCTATCTTCATAGGTAGAATTGATCTGTAGGCACTAATATAGTCTTGCCAAATAGTCACTATACTTCCTCTTCAGTTGGCAACTCAAAGTCTGCATCAACCTTATCATATAGTTCCAAGAAGGACTGTTTGGTCTCTTCATCAAAACGATTCACACATACTTTAATTGCCTTTGCTTTATCCTTAAAGATAGAGTAAGCACGTAAGATGTGAACCAAACGACGAGTGCTAATGATCTCCTCTATACCACCATCATAGAATGTCTTACGGATGATGTCACCCCAGTCTACAAGTCTCTTACAGAAATCAATATCCTTAACCTTTAAACTATCTGCAACATTCTTAAGAGTCTTATTCTCTATAGAAGGTGCTGGATAATCCTGCTCAAAGGTTACTGGGAATCGCTCAAGGAAGGCTTCATTAAGCACATTAGTTCCAATAAACCGTCCGTCGTCTGAACCTTTACCTTTAGTGTTTGCTGTTGCGATAACGTTGAATCCGTTTGCTGGTCTGACGAACTTTCCAATTTTCTTAAGGAAAACTCCGTTACCCTCAAGGATGGATTGGAGGCATAAGATTTTGTTGCTTGCGAGGTCGATTTCGTCAAGGAGCAAGACAGCCCCTCGGTTGAGAGCTTGAATAACGGGTCCGTCATGCCAGACTGTGGCACCATCAACAAGACGGAAACCGCCAATAAGATCATCTTCATCTGTTTCGATTGTAATGTTTACTCTGATGAGTTCTCTCTTAAGTTGAGCACATGCTTGCTCTACAGAGAAGGTCTTACCATTACCTGATAGTCCAGTAATGAATGCTGGATAAAACAATTTAGATTGAATAATCTTTTTGATATCAGCAAAAGGACCAAACTTAACAAAAGTATCATCCTGATCTGGAACTAAATTCTCCTGAACTATAGGAGTAACAGCAGGAGCATTGAATGATTTCTCTATATCCTCAACTACTTTCTGGGTAACCTCTAGGTTCCACTTACCACGACCAACTTTGAATTGGTCAAGTTTCTTTGTGACGGTCTGATACGCAATATCATTCATTGCACAAAATGCTCTTACATCAGGTGCAGTGAACTCAACTCCATAGTTTGCCTTCAAACCCTCAATGATTTCTTCACGAGTCATTTTGATTTCGAACATAATGCGTTTCTTTTGATGTTCTTAGTATAAGGCATCAAAGGGGCATTTAAACCCTAAGTCAGTTAATGTTGATATTTCTTAACACTTGCTTCCCACTCCTTCATACTACTCTGGCAATCAGGTGGTTCGGGGTCTTTGTATCCCTTCATCTTCTTCCATTTGTTATGCAATGCACCCATCATCCAAGATTGTGAAAGACTCTTAGGTCCATTCTCAAGCAAGTCTAATTCATACTTGCTAGAAGTATATCCTTTATACTCTTCTCTCCAATTGGAATCATCATAAGACATTTTCAGAACCTCCTTGAAAATTTTCAGATCCACCGCCCTTCCAAGGACTGTGTTTTTGTGTAGCCAGTCTATACATTTTTTCGTGCATAGTCAATGGTTCTTCTACCACCCAGTCATCTATAGGTGGTTCATATTCACTTGGTGCTAGGTCTAAGTCATGTGGGTCTCCCAATTCTGGTAAGTAATAATCATCAAACCATTCGTCACGAGTAGGTTTCTCTGGTGCTGGATAGGTCATTTCATATAAGTGAACGGTTTCTTCTTAACTGTAGTATCTCCTTCTTTGTTTGCTCTACCTGGTCTCATCTTTCCTAAAGAAGCACTCTTATTCTTTGGACCATCACCCAAACCACCTTTTCTAGTTGCAGTCAAACCAGCAGTTCCTTTTTTCTTCTGAATCAATACAGAATCCTGACCATACTTCTTACCAAGTGATTTGATTGCTTTCTTAAACTTCCTCTTACCTTTTTTACCAGAAGACACAATGTGACTTCTTTCTTTTACTTTAGTTTCCTTACCAGTCTTATCATCCTTTTCAGTATATCTTCCTGTTGCTTTAGTAGCACCACCAAGACCCTTACCACGAATATCTTTATCTAACTGCTTTGCTCTTGCCTTATTCTCCTTTGGAGATTTGTCAGCACGACTTCCAGAAAGGATAGCAGTGCCACCCTTTTTGGATTTATTAACCACACGACTTAAACTACTTTCGTGTATGAATTCTTTAAATGTCTTCATGCAACTAAAGAAATAAACTCTCCTAGTACTTTTTTATTTAGTTTTTTAGTCTTGAGAGACTTAACAAATGCTCTTTTAATCTGTGCTTTTGTTGCGTCTTCCTTAACATCAAACTCAGTATCATCAGCAAGACTTTGAGCAGACATCCCAAAGTATGCATCATACCCAGAATTCTTAATAGTAAAACTCTTATTCTTTTTCCAATCATTACTCAATTTCTCATCACCACTAGGATGATAAAGTCTAATGAAACGATTTGCTTCTCTATTTGGCATAACACGAATACCAATAAAGTTTGTAGAAGGGAACTTATCTTTAATGTTATTTAAAAGAACATCAGTAAATTCATGATAATCATATTTAAATCCATAAGTCTTACCAACCTTACGATCACGCAGGAATGTACGACCAGGACGAACATTACGAGAACCTAAGAAAGCAGACTCATCACTATTCATCCAACTACGGTCTATTTCTTTATGATAAGGAAGATAACTTGCTTCACCATCAGTTAAGATAATACATTGAGTCTTTTCAACTCTATTCTCCTTTTGGAATTTTGGAAGAATCTGATGAAGAGAAACTATTGCTTCATTTAAAGGAGTTCCTGATAAGCATAGTTGATCTGGATAACGGAACCAAGATTTATTACTAAAGCAATGAGCAAGTCTCCAAATGTTTAACATCTGATGATCTAATGTTTTGGCATTTGAGTTACTTGTAAGAATATTCATCATATTGAATTGGTCTTCAACCTTCAGCAAACCTTCTCTTGCTTCATAATGTGCTTCTAATTCTTCATTATTATATCTTTTTTCACGAGACCACTCATTAGTAAAAGCATATACGTCAAAAGGAATATTAACTTTTCTACAGAACCATACTAGGTTATAAAGTTGCTTAAGAGTATCCTGCAGAACATACTGCATAGAACCAGACCAGTCTAATACAAATACTAGACCATGATTCTTACCATCAGGAAGAGTGGTTATCTTCTTAAAGATATCCTCGTTATATCGGTAAGTATGAAGCTTCGTTGTATCGAGAACCCCAGTGCGACTAGTAGCAGCACGAGCATAACTCGA